TGTCTGTTATAGGTTGTTTGTCCAGCTTTTTGGTCTGCAACTAATTTGTTTCCAGAGTAGTAACGTGTGCCAGCTTTTGTTTCTCTAGCTGTAATTCTTTGAGACTGTCCTGGACCAGCAGGGGTTGCCAGCTTTTGCTTTGCCTTAGTCTCTTTGACTGTTTCTTTTTTGTTTTCTTTTACTGCCTTTGTAGCTGCAACTTTTTCTTTTGTTGCTTTTTCTGTAGCTTTTGTTTCTTTGTTAATTACAGAAGCTTGTTTTGCGGTAGCACTTGTTTTTGCTTTTTCTGCTTCTTGAGATTTTGCGAATGCCCTAGCAGACTCGTCTTTTTGAGCTTTAGTAAGTTTGTCAACTTTGGCCTTTGCCCTAGCGTCAGCCTTTGCTGTTGCCGCTTCTTGATTTTTCTTAACAGCTTCATCCTTAGAAGGATCGTATTTTCTACTTCCTAATGTTTCATAAAAACCTTTTCCTGGATTCTTCTTTGCAAAATCATCCCTAGATTTTAGAACTGACGCAGCAAGCCTTCCTTGATTTGGTTTTGGATCTCTTCTTGCCAGCTCTTGCATAACTTTTGATCCGCCAGCAGTAGAAGGAGATATTCCCTGACTTAACAGCTTTAACTGTTTGTTAAGTTCTTTTTGCGATACGCCCAGCTTTTTGGCTAGAGCCTCTTGCCCCTTTGGATCCATCATGCCCTTTAAAGCATTCTGGGTGCTTTTTGTTCCGCCGCCGCCTTTTTCTAGATTAGCTTGAGCAGCGTACCTATTAACCATTGGGTCATCTGCCAGCAAGCTCCTGGCCATCCAGGACTTGGTGGGGACTTGTCTTCCAGCTACTGAAATCTTGTAGCTAGACTGCTTAACGTGAGCAGCATCTGGAGTTGCTTTAAGGAGAGATCGTTCTTGACTTGAAGAAATTTTTCTTCCCTCTTGTCTCATTTTTTCAAGTTCTGCTTTTTTGGCAGCCATTTCTTTATCCATGCCAGCCCAGGACTTTAGTTCGGTTTGCCTTCTGACCTCGTCTGGAGAGCTACTGAACCCACTACCCGCAACTTCTCTTTTTGCAATTGCCCTAACATAGTCTACGTCGCCCGTACCGTTTCTAAACCCAGGAATATTTCCAGAAATTAATGCTTGAATAAATCCACGATATTTTTCTGCTTTTTCTGCTGGGATAACTGCTTCTCCAGGAGAGAGCATGGCTGGAACAACGTCTCCAGCACCCTTTGGCCCAGGCACTGAAAGAATTCCAGAAGCTAGCTTCTTAGGAGATTTTGCTCCTCTTCCTATAGCCATTGGAGTTCCAGCAAAAGCAGCTTGCTTTAAGATTGCTCTTTCGTATGCGGCAGTCAATCCATTTATAGCTGCTGCTTCAGAAGTAAATGTTTGTTTTAGTTTTGTATGCACCTGATCTAGAGAGGCTGCTACTGCAGCTGCCTCTAGCTGTTGCTGAGTCATGTACTCAGTTTGCATTCCTAGCTGTGTGCTAGCACTTCCAGCTTTATTCATTGCGGTTTTAAAGAATACAAATCCCTTTATTACGTTTGCTACACCGTTAGCAATAAGACCAAAGCCCATTAGGAATATTGGACCAATTACTCCAGCAATAGCTGTTAGGCCAACAACAAATCCCTTTGCGCCTTCATCTAGCTCATCAAACTTTTTAAGTACGCTAGTTCCAAACTCTAGCAGTGGGGTAACTGCCTTTAGGAATGCCTCGCCAAGTGGTACGAGAGTTACTTTAATGTCTTCCAAAGCTTTTTGGAATTTAAACATTGGAGAGTCTTCAATTTTCTTAAGCTCTCTTTCGGAAAGAACTGCTAGTTCAGCAGTGGTGGCATTTGTTAGCTTTAAGACACGACTTGCTTGGTTTCCATCCTTAATAACGTTTTGGAATAAAGTTGATAGACGAGAGAATTGAAACTTTCCAAATAGCTGTTCAATTGCTCGTGCACGATCTAGGGGGGCTAGCTCATCGAGTGCTGAAGCAAAGTCTATAACTAGACCTTTTACATCTCCAGCATTTGCTTCAACAATGCCCTTGATGTTAATACCAAACCCTGCAAGCATCTCGGACGCTTTTCCAGTTGGGTTAATAAGAGCTGCAAGACCAGACTTTAGTGCGTTAGCACCTTCAGAGGCATTGATTCCACCCTCACGCATAGCTGTTAGGAAGAACGTAAGGTCTTCAACATCTCCACCAAGCTGTTGTACGACTGGACCAGCTTTGGGAATAGCAATGGTTAGGTCTTCAATAGAAGTAATAGTTTGGTTTTCAACAGCGTTTAGGAAATCAATCTTCCCTGCTAGATCTTCTGCAGAAACTCCAAAGGCGTCTGTTAATGATATTGTTGCTTGTAGGGCCTCTGCTTGCTCTACCCCACCAAGCACGGCTAGCCTTGTTGTTTCTGCAACTTGAGCGGTAAGCTCTGCACCCATCTTGCCAGTAGCTGCAATGTCAGCAGCCAGTTCCATAGTTTTTGATACAGCGACACCATACTTTGTAAACTCATTTGCAAGATTCTTTATATCCTGAAGAGCCTTATTGGTTTCCTCTGTTGTAGTAAACATTTCGCCATAGACACGCTTAAATCTTACAGCTTGCTTTTCCATGTCCATGAATGTTTTAGCTGCAACGCTACCAAGCATTATTAGGGGTACGGTAAAACCAACCATAAGCTGACGACCAGCCCACTGGGTATTCTTACCAAAGTTTAGAAGATTAGTAGATCCCTGCTTAAGCATTTGATTAAGAAGGGCTTGGCGCTGAGCAGCAATTTGAGTTTTTGTTGCTAGGTTTTCCATGTCAAGCGATAGCGGTCTAACCGCAATGGCTCGCATCGCTCCATTTGCATCTCTACCCATTTTAATATACTGGGTCTGCAAATCCTTAACACGTTCACGTGCTACCTTGTTTATTGTCTCAAACTCTGATGAGAAAAATCTTCCAAAGCTCTTTGTGGCTGCAGCAGAATACCTAAAGTATTCCCCCATAGAGAGTTTATTTTTTTGAAGCGAATTGGTAAAAGAGTCTGTGGTAGTTTTTATAGTTTTAATACCAGCAGAAAATTGACCAGTCTTATTTATACCATTAATTAGGCTTTGCTGCAACTGTAAAGAAGATGCAGTAGCCTGCGCACTGGACTTTGCCAGAGAGGTGTGGAAAGTTGATATCTGCCGTTGGAGATTCTTAATATTGGCCAGCGCTGCGGCTGTGTCAATATCGACTCTTATTCTGGCATTGGCGTCTTCAGCCATCCACTAGCACCCTCTTTACTTAGGCATTTACAAGACCAAGAGATGCCTCTGAGAGCTTAACCCCAGATGCTTCTTCTACAATCTTGTAGACTGTTGGAAGATCTAGATTATCTTCCAAAGCCTTTAAATCTTCAGCCATTTCTGGCTTGTACTGTCTCATTGCAATTTGAACACATTCCATCAGTAGGCTCATAGACTTGTCGTTGTCTTCTGCTACTGCTGTAATACCCTCAAACTTTTTCATAAATGGACGTAGCAAAGAAATCTTTAGTGGGCGCACCTTAACTTCTGTTCCGTCAATTAACTTAATTGTTTTCTCTTCGTATACTTCTGTACTCATATTTTTGTATTCCTTCCGCTATGAGGCTTTATTAATTATAACACAAAAAGCTTTATTTTTTAGGCTTTTTAGTCAAGTCTTCATATCCAAGGCCCATTCCAATTCCAAAACCAGCCTTTTGAGCATTAACTCCTTGGAGGGCTAAGACGTCATTTCCGTCCTTAGCTTTTCCACCACTGAACACTCTGGCCTTCATGTCTTCCCACTTATTCTCTGGAGCTTGGCTATTGTTCTTATCTATGTCAACCCCCTGAATAGCGGCCAGGAACTTCTTTTCTTGATAGTCAAGTTCTCTTTTTGACTCTAAGGTTATTAGGAGCTCTGGCATAGACATGCTAATTTCTAATTCTTCGTAGTCTTTCCAAATGCCCAGCAAAAAAGCTTCTGCTTCAAGCTTAGCTAAATCAAGCTTGTCCCAAGAAGATCCGCCATCCCCAGCCTGATCTTTTACAGAGTCTTCAGAATCTTCATTAATTTTTATTCCAGCAGCAATTTCTAAGACCTTGTATATTCCTGGCAAATCCATAGAATCTTCTAGCTCGGCAATTGTTGCTATTTTGGGATGGTACTGTTGCATTGATATAGCAGCACAATTTGACAGAAATATGATAGCTTCTTCATCGCTATCTGCAGTTTTTACAAGCTCAAAGGCTTCCATAAATTCTCTAAGATACTTTATTTTTAATGGAGATAGGTTAATCTCAGTACCGTCAATTAAGCTGACTTTTCCCGTTTTATATATTGTTGTTGCCATTATATAAGTATACCGCAAAAACAAAATTACCCAGCCTAAAAAGACTGGGTAACTCTGCGTTGTTAGTTTGTATTACGATACTGCTGGGATAGTGCGGTCTACGATCTTACCGTAGGATGCAGCATCGTTTGGCAGTAGACGGAATGAAACCTCGTACATAGTTGGCTCATCACGCTTTGCAGAAACTGTAACACTCTCAATAGAAAGTGCACGGTATGCAACGTAAATACGCTCAATCTGCTCGTCTGGGTCACAGTCACCTGTACCTGGACCAACAGCAACTAGGCCACGCTCAACTGGACACTCACCGATGTCACCTGCTGATAGGTTTAGGGTTGGGGATCCAACCTTAATTCCTGTTGCTCCTGCGCTTGATGTGAGATCTGCATCTCTACCAGCCAAGGAGAACAGCAAGTTCTCTAGTGTTGCTTCAGCAAAAGCAGTGTTCAGGTTAACCTGCATACCCTGCTTGTATAGCTTTGCAACGTCAAGAACCTGATCAACCTGTACCTCGCCAAAATCTGGCTGGAACTGTAGCTCTAGACCGTTCATTGTATAACCAACGTTACGGAAGGCTGCAGAGTCAGCTAGGGTTTCACGATATGTTCCTGTTGTGTTTCCAACAGATCCTTCAGCTTCATAAGCTGGAAGACCTGCGTCTGTCAATACTCCTGCTTCGTAAGTAAACAAAGCAGCTGCTCCAACAATAATGTTGGTGCTTGTACCTCTTGTATATGCCATTTATTTCACCTCTTCTTTTTATAGATAATAGGCGTGTTTCCTCAAGCTTAAGTATATCAGCTTATTTAAATAATCTGTTTTACTGGTAAAATTCTTTCTGGAACCCAGTCTGAATTAGTCATGCTTGGCATCTGGTGGTAGTCATATTCAATAATAATCTTGTTACCGCCATAGGTTCTAGCAGTTCCGAAGTCAATTATGTCTCTAGACTCTTCTAGCTGATACACCTTAAAATCGTGAAAATAGAACATGTTATCTACAAGCAATTCTGGGTCAGTTGGATTACCACTACTGTCAAATCTGCCCAAATTTATCTGCCTATTTGCTGACCAGTTATTTACTTCTTGAGCTGTTTCATCGCCACGGTCCATTAGTCTCAAAACCTGCTCTTGAATCTGAACCATCTTTTCAATAGGGTTTTCTCCGTTTGCGTAGAAGTAGTACATAATCTGCTCACACTTAATGTGTGGAAAACTCTTCTTGTTCATTTTAATTAGTCTGTCCCAGGTAGCCATTGTTCCACCAGTAGGAAAATAAGAAGTTAAGTCATTAATTGTAGAAGGCAGAGTTGGAAAAAATGGAGTATCTAAGCTAGTACTATCTAGAATCTTGCTTTGAAGATACTTGTTTATCCATAACACTGGAGTATTTAGTAATGAGTCATTAGCCAACCTTAGCCACCCCCGCATTTGCTACCCAGCGATATCCAGTAGACACTCCGCCTGCCTTGCCAGTTCTTTTTCCTTTTGACAAATTCTTTTTATATACTGTAGGGTTTTCCAGATAAGCTGCCATACCGCTGGCCCTCAAGAAAGCTTGAGTAAAGTATTTATTGAAGAAGTTATCAAAAACTTCTTGAAACTTTCCTTCAGTATTTCCTCCAGGATTTTGAACATACACTGGTCCTTTTGTAAAGACTTCTTCTCCATTATCCATATACCTTAATACCTGAGCATTTACTGGAACTATGGTAACAGGAATACCCTCTTCCATAATTCGTGCCTTGTCATAAAACGGTGTGTTTGACCCATTTTGAATGGTTGTAGACTGTCTAAAAGAAGAGTTAAAAGAGAGCCCCAGATTGCTTACGGAATATCCTATGTCATAAAGTCTTGCGGTCGGACTACCGATCCTATTCCACTCATAAACGTGATGAAGTATTGATGGGTTTACCTTTGCGTTAGAGTCTATATAGCTTTTTAAAATTTCTATTGTTTGAACTCCTAGAGAGTGCATAAGCTGTTGCTTGCCCATCTGTATACCATCTAGGAATCCAGCTGAATAGTCCATCATGTTTTTCATGTCTCTGCCAAACTGTCTTCCATCAAACTTAATCCTCATAGGTCTGCCGCCTGATTCTCTGATCTACGAACAACAACCTTGTAATACTCTACTGATCCAAATGGCCCCATAAAAGGCTCAACAGTTGCTACCTCAAATAGGGTAGACCTTCCAGCTCTTGGGCCTGCTGTTTCTAAAAAAACCTCATTAAGATTTCTGTCTTTTATGTTAGTCACAATAATGTTTGTAATTGAATTTTGAGCATTTTCATTTGAAAACCGAATGTCTGTTTTTACTCTGCCTAGCATTATGCTATCCTGTGTAATGTTTGCGTTAGGCTTTATGTCTTCTTTCCAAGCTGTTCCTGCTGAATTAAAATTACAGGCAATTGTTCTATCGTGAATCCAAGTTTTTTGAACATTTCCATATGCTCCTTGGTCAACAATTGGGTAGTATACGTCTGCAAGCATTGGAAAAATAATTGACGTATTTTCGCAGGTAGCCATTATAAGACTCCAAGTCTAGTAATAGACTTAGCATACTTTGAAAGTATCTTGTCTACTATGATGTTTCCTGTTCCCTCGAATACCCTGCTATCAAACTGTAGTCTAAACTGGTCTGTGTTATAGGCAGAAATATATCTTTGGTAGTAGTCATTTCTGCCACACTTAATATCGTCAATAAGCAGAGTTGCTGCTCTAACGACGTCTGAGGGCACTGTAGGGTATCCCACCTCTAAAACAAACTTGTAGTCGTATCCATTAGGAAAGCCCCGCAGAGGCGGCAGAACGGTGTCTACAAGGTCTGAGGCTGCTGCTGGCAAAATTAATAGAGCCTGCTCATTACGATTAACTCCGTCAAGAACTGTTTCTGTTATTGCAGTTTTATCTCTAGTTATTTCATAAGTACGATCTTCAACTAAAACATTATTTTCATAGACGGATAAAATTCTTTTTGCTTCCCACCACAAGGGGATGTAGTCTGCCCCGAGACCAACAACTTCCAGGGTTCTTTTTTTGTAGTAAAATCCTTCTGGAATAACAGAGTCAAGAATTGCTCTTGCAATTTCTTCATACTTAGTATATTCCGCAATTTCTGAGGCGGTTGTGCCCAAGGTATCTGGATTGACATATGGTCTACGTATCTCATATGTTTCATCGTGAATGACATCACCAGATGCATCTGTAATTACAACACGATAGTCTGTATCATATTTACCAGATAGACCTATTGTCCAAACATAGTTTGCATTGTCTGTTACGGTTTTTGTTGTAAAAGAAAGGTCCGCTAGATCAGTAATCGTTGCCACAAAAGCCTCATTTAAAACATAAGCAGCTGGAATTGTAAATGTAATATTTACGTCTTGATATGGCAGAACCCTTAAAATTTCCATTAAATTCCGTACTCTCCAGCAACTTCTTCTGGAGTTGCAATTCTAATGTGGTCACGTTCTGCCCATTTTTCTGCGGCTTGCTTAGTGACAATATTATACCCCTTAGAAACCTGACCAACTCCAGACCAAGTAACATTTTTTGTAGAGTATACGGCTACGCTTTCTTTTTCAATAACTGGCTCTTGCTTGGCAGTTTCTTTTCTATCCGCACTACCAGAACCAATAACATTATCGTCGTTTGATACAACTGATGGGTTAGGGCTTGTGGCCAGCTTGTCAAAGGAAATTACGTTATTGATTTCTGACTCTTTAGACTCTTCAATATGTTTATTTTTAAGCTCTTCTACTGCTTCTTTGTATTTTTCAACAAGTGGGTGTGGAATTAGTGATTCGCCATCTTGTAGTTGGGCAGGAGCTACATCTATATTTTTTTCTGACACTTAAGTCTCCTTCTTTATCTTTTAATTATAACAGATATTAAAAAAGGGAGCAGGAGATTTTACTCACCTGCCCCCTTTAATAGGTTGCGTTAGACTTTAGGAATCGCTAGAGTTTGAGTCAGCGAACGCAATTGCGTCCTCTTCCTCCCACTGAATACCAAAACGTACGAATACGGTGTATTCAATAGTGTCCTTCTTAGGAACATACTGGCGGTTCACTGTGATGTCTCTCTGGAAACCCCATACACGGTTCTGTGGGAATGTAAGGTCTACATATCCTGCAGGGTAGTAAGGAACTTCCTGAACATCAATGCCTAGAACACGAGTAGTGCGAGCACCACCGAATGTCTGGCCCTGGCCGTCAAGGTAAGCCTGGGTATTAGCCTGGGTATTACCGTTCTGACCTAGTGCCTCAGCAATTGCATCTGATAGGGTACCGTTGTTCTTAACAATTCCCTGGAATGCGTCTGTACCAGCATAGAACTTAAGATTGCTCTTAAGTGCACGGTACTTCCTTGGCAATGCAAGAATAATCTTCTGCATTACGTCTGGTGTCCATGCGTTGTCCGCAACTGTTACAACTGCTTCGTGTGCGTCTCCAGTAGTAGCCTTGTTAACAAATCCGTCCATGATGGATAGGAATGCGTCTGAGCCAGTGCCAGTACCGTTGATAGCTAGATCTTCGATGTCATTTGCAAATGCATTTGTCATCAAGCGAACTAGGTGATCTTCGAGAGCACCTCCTTCAACGTTGTCTTCTAGTGCTTCAGCTGAAACTTCCCAGTCCAGACGAATTTTCTTGGTAGAAAGTTCGACCTTTGAGAATGTTGCACCTGTGTTTGTGTATACGGCATCAGCCTGAGCTGCTGCACGAATTACACGTTCGCCTACGTTAACTTTTTCAAGTTCCATAGAGTTGGCTCGCATAGTTACACGACGACCATCTTTGGCGAGAATAGTAGCGTCCCATACGTAGTCAATAAAACGACGTGCCTGTTCAGGGCGTAGGATACCACTTGCCGCATCACCCGAAGGATTTACGGCATTTGGACCACTTGTTACTCCTAGTGTTGCTGTTGGGATGTTGCCCAGTGTGTCTGCACCTGGGTCAGTTACACCACCAATTCCTCCAGACGCAAATGCTCCTTGGCCATTGACCTCGTTAGCACCAGTACCTGGATAGTTTTTAATAATCTCTTCCGACATAATTGTCACCTCCTAGTGATTTTCTTTATTTGAATAGATCGGCAGTTTTGAGGAAACGTCCGCCCCATAGGGATTTCTGAACCTGTTGTGGTTCAGATTCCTGAACGATCTCGCCTAGATCGCCAGACTTGCGGAAAGCGGTATCTGCTTCTACTGCGTCTACCCTCTTTCCAAACTCATTAAACTGCCCCTTGGCCTCTGTTACCTCATTTTTTACAGAGTCAATTGACTTGTTTAGTGCAGATACCTGCTCGTGTAGAGCTTTTACGGTATTTGCTAGATCGCTAAAGGCTGATGTTAGAGTACCCTGAATTTCAGCAACTGCATCAGCAATTACTTCATTCGACTTAGATACCTGATCTACCTCTGTTACAGCTTCTGCCTTCATTTCATCCTTAGACTTCATTTCTTCGTCTTCGTCCATGTCGTCAGATTTCTTTTCCTCATCCATGTGTCCAGACTTAATTGCTTCGTCTTCGTCCATGTCGTCAGATTTCTTGTCTTCTTCAATAGAATAAGACTTCTCTGCTGTATCTTCAGTTGGGGCATCTGCCTCTGGAGCGACCTGTGATTCTTCTACTACCTCGTCAGACTTCTCAACGATGTCTTCTGTGATTGTTTTTTTACTCATAGGACTTACCTCCTTCTTAATCTCAATTGTATTAATGCCTTTAGCACTATCAACCAAGAACTTTATCATATCTGTTTTTTCGTTATCGTCTTTCTCAACGAAACCTATGTTCTGCATTGGAGCACCAGATGTTGGGCTTTGCTCTGCTTCATTTTCTGACAACATGACTATGCCAGATTCTGCGTCCCAAAAGACATTTTCAATTGGGGTGTCTAAGCTTTCGCCCTTAATCATATCTACTCCGTTAACTTTTTCGACGGATAAAACATTTGCAAACTGATTTGCTGGATTATCTACGAGAGACAATTCTACCAGATCATAGTCTTTAATTATTCGAATTTTTGAATCCATTTTTTCGTCATACCCGTCATCCCACTTGTTCATTTTTCCACCAATGGAAAAACCAGAAAGTGTGCCGTCCAAAACTTTTTCCCAGGTGTTCTGAGCACCCTTTGAAATATATGTTGAGACATAAACACCAGAATAGAACTTCTTGGCTTCTGGGTCAAAATACTTGTCTTCTTTAAAAGAGATCATCTTTCCAACTGCTGTTGGCTGGTGCATTTCTCTGATGTTGCCACGAAACTTGGAGAAGGCCTTTACGCTGGCTTCTGTTGTAACTATGTCAGCCTGCTTGTCGATGTTATCAAGTGTGGCAAAGCCAGAGACAATACGTCTCTCTACGTCCACTTTACTGAACGGCATTGATAGGCGAACGTTGTCGCCCTCAGTGTCCCAATGGGCTTTTTGCATAGTCATGTTATTTCAATTATAAGGCTCTTTTATGAAAAGTATCAAAAATGATGCTATTCTGAAGACCTTCCCTCTCCAGCTGGATTTCGTCCAGCCAAAGTGGCAGAGCTATCTGAAGAGTTATTGGCTCTTTCAGAATCTCTTTCTCTGTTCTGAGAGGTGTTAGCTCTTGCATCTGCGGCTTGCCTAGTAGACATTTCAAATGGCTCATCGCCGTCTGGTCTCTGGGGTAGGCCAAGCTTTTCACGAGCTTCGTTGGGAACCATAATCTGAGTCTTTACATATCTTTCAAGGATCTGTGACTGAGCAATCTCGTCTGTCAGGGTTAGCTCATTAAACTTAAAGTCTAGAATATCAGTCTTTTCTCTAACAACCTTCTGGATCATCTTTTCTAGATTTGCCTGAGCTGGCCTTGCTACCTGCTCTTTAAACGTACGGTCTTGTGCTAAAGCAGCTGCAATGTTAGAAGCATCTCCTCCACCAATCTTTGACAATGGCACTTGGTGCGCAACTAGTATGTCATCTCTATTTCTAAGCCGATAGTCATTAAAGGAAGCCTCCTGAACGCCTGCCTCAATTGGCTCCATCTTGAACTCTACCTTATTAGTATCAGTATCTGCTGGCAAAGGAATATAAAGGGTTCTGTGAGACTGACCCTTTAGGCTAGTCTGAAGGAACCTAAACATCTTGTCTTCTGCGTCAGAGGATAGCTTGGCTCCCTTTAGTGTTACGATATATCTTGGGACACCCTTGTTTCCAAAGTAATCGATGTTGTACTGAGAGGCCAACTGGTCTCCATGCAAAGATGAAATTGCAGACATAATATCTGGAACTCCATAGAATGTGTTTAGCGGTGAGTATTCTTTGTAGTGAATAATCTCATTTGGTCTTGGGTCTGCAGTAATTGGGTTCTGATTCTTTGCCGCAAAGTTCTTAAAATAAACAACCTTTTGACCAATAATCTGAACATAGCCATCACGAAGTCTTCGAACTCTCATAGTTGTGGATGGTATGTGACCAAGGTAACCAATCTCACCAGTTACGGTTCTTCCAACCTCTAGGTAACCATTTCCAGTTGCCTGAACGTCTGTGTAAAACTTCATCATTGTATTAGAGAAAGAGTCATCGCTATTCAGAGTTTCTAGCCATTCACGCATTTCAACTTTCGCTCTTTCAATACGCTTCCTGGCCTTGTCTGTTGCAGTTTCGCTAGTAGAAGCCTCAAGCTGCATCATGGTCCTTTTTGAAACCTGGAAGTCATATCCAAGGCCAACAATGTTTTCTACCTTTGCGTCAATTGCTGCATGATTAGCAAAAGAAGTGTCGTAATAATTTGCAAGCTCATAAAGGTTCCATGGCGGAGTAATAACGTCAAACATTCCATATCCGTTATGGAATACTGATCCAGGATTGATCTCTTTGGATCTTGCACCGTTTTGTCCAAAACTTGTAGCTAGAGCCCTATCCTGATATCCCTCGCTTAGGGTGTCTACTCCAGTAAAAGAAAGACTGTCGTATGCTTTTACAATACGATCAGAACGTCTTTTAAAATTTTTCTCTAGGCCGTAAAAACCTTTTAGATCATCCCATTTTTTGCTAAAGGGGTCTTGCTTCTTAAAAAGATCTTCTTCTTGCTCAGGCTCTGGGGTAAAGGCCTGTATTGGATACTGATACTCATCAGACATTAATACTCATCTCCATAAAGCTCTAGGGTTTTCTTTGCTGCCATAACAGCGCCAATGTCATTCATTGATGGAATTAGTCCTTGTTTCATTCTGTCTACCTGTTCGCTATATTCTTCATCGCTAATTCTTGATGTTCCTGGAAAAAACACGGGCGTTCCGTCGGGCTCACCGTGATAAGCAGCTGTTTGCTTTAGCTTAGCTATTTGATCTTTATCGCCCTTATTGGCTGGAATGTTTAAAATGTTGCCATTTCCATCAGTGAACCACTTTCCGTTAGATTTTTTCCAAACGTATACTCCCCAAGCATACCCAGTTTGCTCAACTAGGGTTACTTTTGCTTTACCAATTGCTTCTGCGAATTTGTCTTCCATGACCACTAGTATACCATATTATACAGCAGGAAGGATACGGGTTTGCCAAGTAATTCCTTGATAGGCAGTATATTCATACTTATTTACTGTTAAAGGCACATCGTCATCAATAATTATCTTGTTTGTTCCAGTATAAGTTTTATAAATATCTGATGGATTTACCCCAAAAATGTTTGACTGGCTTGCAATTAGAACACCATTCCAAGTAAAATCTTGATTCCAGAAGTTCCACTCTGTCAAATTAATCGAAGCCAGGAACCAGGATCTAAGGGTATTTCTTTGAATTTCTTGCAAGCTAGTTGCTTGATATTGAGAAATGTTATTGACTAATACCGATCCAGTAAACCTGAGTCCGCCAGGATAAGAGTCAAAGTCTAGGACTCTTGCAAAGGACACACCAAGGACTCCCCAGTCGCTCAGGGTAATAACTGGCTCCCTGACAAGGTTTCCGTTCCAGTAAAAAGCGATTCCATTTTCAAAATCACCAGTTTTAGCATTAATTCCATAGATACGTGCTCTTTTGCCACTAATGTCATTAGCAACAATATAAAATTTTATATATGTATCCTTGCTCTCAATTTCAAATATTTGCTCTGGCTCTGAAGGAAAGCTCTCTTTTCCGTATCTAAGAAAAGCCTGCATGGCAATAACCTTATAGCTATCAGCTACGTCTTTGTTGACTGGTACAGAAAAACCACGATTAACAAACTCATCGTAGTCCCCAACCTTTTCTATACCGCTATTTTTTGTGAGGTATAGGTATGGACTACTACCCTTATAAATTCTATAAGGATTTCTAGATTTGTAGTCAAAGTAAGATCCATATTTTAGATAAGGGAAAACTGGAGAACCAAACCTTGTGCCAACAGGGTTTGAAGACACCTCGTTAAAAGCCTGAGACGCATACTGCATTTTTTTAACCACTAAAGGATTAGAGATAATTCCTGGAACAGTCCACTCCAAATGAGTTACAAGAGAGACATCTGTAATTCTAATTCCTTTTGGAGGGTATATAATTGTTCCATCTACAACTTCATATTTTGTAGTTATCCATTCTGATCCAGGAGAAACCACATTATTTTGAGATGCTGGCATTGTTGTAAAGTAAGAGTTTTTTGCAGACGGATTATTTTTTAAATATTGAAAAGATACATAAGACTTAACCATGTTTTGAGAGGTATCGTACTGCCCGTTTTCAAAATTTTCTAATGCTGGATAGTCTATGTTAAATTGAACAAAGTCTACGTCATAATATTTCTTATCTTGAATGTCGGAGACGTACTGTGCAAAATACGTTAGTGGTTGGTAATCTTCCCAATATCCGTCTATTGCAATATCCATTATTATAGTATTAAAGTTTATTTTTGGAATTAGGGTATAGCTTGCAGTAAAGTCTTTTATCGCATCAAAGGTCAGGGAGCTATAGGAATTCCAAGCTCCACCGTCTAATTCGTCTGTAGGCAATAAGCTAGAGATTTCTCCTGCGTCATAAAAAGAGTCAACTATATGATCGTCAAAGTAGTTTTCATAATTAAAATAGGTTAGCAACCCTTTTTCATCAAACAAGGGTGAAATTTTGCTTAGGCTTCTTTCACTACAAAATCCTACTTTGTATATTTTTCCAGAGAATGTGTTGCCGAACTCCTGGCTTCCTCCAACAAACAAAGAGAGCTGATTCTTGTTTCCAAAAAACGTTAATGCCTGATTGCCAAAGTATTCCGAGAATGACTGTATGTTAATACCTACAGATAAGCTTTGTCCAGGAATAGCGGAGGCTTCTTGATATAGAGTTGTTAACGTTCCATCAAAGTATAGTTTGTAACACAAAGTTCCCGATTCAGTGTATATTTCTAAATAGTTTGAGTTGCTGTTGTCCTGTATTTTAAAAAGTGTTTGTTTGGTTGATGGAAAAGATTCTGGGAGGCCAAATACACCAAAGAGCGCTTTTGCATCTTGTTTTATAACGTTCATGTTTTCAAAAAACAAATATCCATTTTTATTAACAAAACTTATAAAAGGATCTGCTTGCTGACCACTACTCTGATATAGGCTTTGGTACCAAGAGCTGATTGTTGAGTTGTCCTGAAACACTGCAACTGGAAGCTTACATTCTGGTACAGAAATTGAATCGTCAACTATGGACAGGTTCTCAACAATGCCCTGATTCCAACGACCAATATCTGGATAGCTATAGTTGCTAGTATAGTCTGCAAAAGCATAATCTATAAGTACGGATGTTCCTCCATAAGCGCTATTTGCATTTTCTGGAAACTCAACTGCTTGTCCATAGGCAAATCTTCTTTTTGCAACTACTGCTGGGACTAGGTACGAATAGATAGCTACACAGTCAATATCTAAGAATGGGACATTTGGCGAAGCGTAAAACCCTAGCCAGTCATTGTTTTTTTCTGCACCACCCTGAACGATTGTCTCTGGTGCCAAAGATATATCTTCTGTTGAATAATTTATTTCTATAACCTGTTCTCCGTTTATTAATAATGATGCGGAGTTTTCGATAATTTTAAAATCTAGAAGCATTGGCCTATACCATTCTGTAATTGGATGAGCTCCAACAGAATCTCCTACTTTAATTTTTATGAAGGGACCATCTACATAAATTCCATCTTGTGATCCAATTGGACCAAATATTCTTGTTGCCGTTGTTGCTTTAGAATCAACCCTTACCCACATTTCTGCAGTATATTCTCGATATCTACCAGATTCATTTAAAAATCCTTGTCCAGGAATAATCAGGGATGGATCAGTGCCGTTTGGCAAAACTCTTGTCACATTTGACGATCCATAAACAATTGGAACTCCAGAATTTCTTGCAGTAAGGGACCCATTATTGATAAAGTAGTACCCGTCCAAGTCTTGTAATCCATAAGAGCTTGCCGTAATTGCAGAATAGGTAAATGGAACATCGGAGGGTAGGGCTTGACCAAAAACTCCAGAAGATATTGCTGAAAATTCTTCTGACCACTGCCCAAAAGTTACCCCATTGATATAAAATTTGTATGTGCTTGGATCTCCGCCAGCATTAGCATGAGTAATTCTTATTACAATTTTTATTGGATTTGCTGTTGCTGGGATTCCAAAAGTTTCCGATATTAATCCCCACCTACCATCAACCTGAGAGTCAAATTTTCTTAAAACTGGAGCAGCTAGTCCGTCATAAGTATAACCAATTTCATAGGAAAGAATGGTTGGGGTATCTGCAAAAACATAAGCTCCTATTGAAAAAGTTTCTAGAGAGCTATTCATTGCTAAGGGGCTAACCACTCCTGAACTTACTAATGTAATTACATTTGTTGTGTCTAATCCAAGAGTTGCTGTAACTGTTGTTACTGAGGTGTCTGGGAGTGGCTCATTGAGTATTGTAGAGTTTACAGCTTTTGTACCGCCCGAGATCGTCCAGGCATCTAGGCTTGGAGATGCTTGATAGGCATTTCTTTTAGAGTTTGTAATTAAAGATACATAGTCAGCCTGATCATCTAACGCCCACATCGCAATGGGATGTTCGCTAAAAATTTTTTCTGCATACAGATTAGATGGGTTTACCATAAGTCTATTTTAACACATTAAAGGGTTAAAGTTATAGGTTATTTTTAAATATTAGCTATTAGCTTTCTTCTGGTGGAGAGAAGCTTTCTCCATCCCATGTCCACCAATAAGAGACATCTTCTGAAAAATCAGTTATATCCATTCCAATTACGGCACCCGTACTAAATGCAGCCTCAAAAGAATTTTTAAGCAGTGAAAGACTGTCCGTTAAGTCTAATACCATAAAAACCAATTTTTCTTTGTCAAGCAAAGCGTACCTTTTTTGATTTGAATTAGTCTCAAAAATAATGCTATCCTCTGGGAGATGGGAGTTATCAAAGCTCTCGCCATTCCAAATTGATCCAATTGCTATATTTGGGATGCCGCTTATGTCTAGCCCTGTTGGCTCATTTAAAAAGCCATTTGACCATCTTAAAAAAACCTCATCTTCATAATTGCCTGCTATTGGCATAATGTGAAAAATTTCATTTTCTACTAAAAAAGCATATCTTTTCTTTTCCATATTAATCATTATACCCTAATCTATCTATAAGTTTTATAATTACGCTGCACACGTGCCAGCTAGACACCTGAATGGTGAGACGCACGGAGGGCTACAAGAGGCAAACCTAGGTGGGAAGAATGGTGGGAAGAATGGTGGGAAGAATGGGAACCTAGGTGGGAAGAACGGTGGGAAGAACGGTGGAAAGAATGGCGGGAAGAATGGCGGGAAGAATGGCGGGAAGAATGGCGGGAAGAATGGCGGGAAGAATGGCGGGGTAGTTATAACTGTATCAGAATACTCAGACCACTCACTCAACCCAACAGCATTTTGTGCACGAACACGATATGCCTGTGAGGTAGATCCTTCTTGAGCAACTAGAACCGATGTCCCAGCTGTGCTTCCACTTTTAGCGTCGTTGCTTTCCCAGTAATAAAGAGTTATGGGACTTCCTCCATCATGTGGGGCTATCCAACTAACGGTATCTTGATTAACTTGCAAAGTTATAGTTGGTGCAACTGGTGGTCGTGGGACAAAGGGACCGATAGCCCCAAAAAGTGCACCTAGAACACCAGCCATTAGGTCAATCCATTACCAGAGGCTATCCACGTAGTTGCTTCTACTTTTACAATTGTTGCTATTCCGTAAGCTGCTAAAGTCCTGGTGCCCGTAGTAGCGGTTCCAGCAAGCCTGAGAGTATCAGTTGTAATTGCAATAGAGCTGGTTAGGTTTGCATTTATAATAGCAATGGTTGTTCCAATTTCAAACGGTACTGAAGAATTATCTGGAATAGTAATTGTCTGACTTGAACCAGTTACATAAATGTGTTCACCTGCGTGAGCCTTGCTTAAAGTTAATCCGCCAGAGGCAAGTAGTACTTGTGGCATCCCAATATGGCCAACCGATGACGCTGTGTTAGTATTTGCGGATGGCTCAGCTGCCAAAAGACCAGACTTTGCATTAATCTGGGTCTGAATCGAGGATGTTACTCCATCTAAATATCCGATCTCGGTGTCAGACACATTTGTAACTTTGTCCTGCTTATTACCAAGAGCTGTAGTAACTGTTGATGCAAAGCTGGCATCGTCATTGATTGCAGCTGCAAGCTCGTTTAGTGTGTCTAGAGCACCAGGAGCTGAGTCAATTAGGTTGCTTACTGCAGTAGATACGAAAGCTGTGGTTGCAACTTGTGTAGTGTTTGTTCCTGCTGTTGCTGTTGGAGCAGTAGGGGTGCCAGTAAGTGCAGGCGAAGCTAAAGGAGCCTTGTTATTTAACTGAGTCTGGATTGCTGAGGTAACTCCATTAAGATATCCAATTTCAGCATCCGATACGTCAGTAACCTTGTCTTGTTTTGTTGATAGATCTACAGTTGCCCAGCTAGCAGCCGTACCATTTGTAGTTAAAAATTTGCCAGAATTGCTTGTTTGAACTGGAAGTGCCTTGTCAGCAATTGACGTTAAGGAGTTCCAAGCAGTGGTTCCGTCGCCAACTTTAATAACATTAGCATCATAGGCAACTCCAATTTCACCAACAGCCAAAATGGGGTTTGCAGTAGACCATTGGCTGGCAGTTCCACGTCTTTGAATCATTCTATATAGTGAGGTTGCCATATCTCTATTTTACCATATGATTATTCTATTTATCAGTTTTAGCTATGATACAATTAATTAAGGAGGTTTTTGTGTCAGTTCAGGTTATAGACAGCTTTATTTCAGATAATGAGGCTAAGGCTATTATTGAAGCCTTATCCCCGCATTTGGTGGCTAGTCAGAGATTTGCCATGGCAGAAACCCAGTTTGAAGATTATATGAAAATCTTGAAGAGTATCTATGATGGCAAATCAATATTTGAAAACGAAGAACATTCTGAAGCTGGGCTCTTATTTACAGAAACAATAAATAGAGTTGCCAAGGAAATTGGTACATTTTATGGAGTAGACGTTGTTCCGATAAACCCAATGCTTGCTGAAATATCTGAGGGTGGTCAAAATGAGGGATTACATTGTGACTCTGTTCAGCTAGATGGAAGTCCTTGGGATGATGGAAATACCGCTTTAGAGGACCTTGAATTTTCAGCATTGGTTTACTTAAATACCTCTGGAATTGACTATGATGGTGGATCAATATACTTCCCAAATCAAGAGCTAGACCTCAGGCCAAAGGCTGGACAGTTGATATTTTTTCGAGGAGATATAGACCATCCTCACGGAGTTTCCATGGTAACTTCTGGAAATAGGTATACCTTAGTACTATTCTATGGACGCTCTGATCGTGTTAAAGCTTATTTGCAGTATAAAGCTGGGGAGCCAATGGGGGAACGTTAGGCCCGTAAATTTTACAAAAACTACCCCTTATGATATAATATTTAAACCAAATTTTTAAAAGATAGGATATAGCAATGAATAAAAATAAAGTAGTAGAAAAAATGGTTGCAATTGCAGAAGAATACAATATTTTGGCAATACAAGGGGCTGGGATGCCAGAGGACCAGATTGAGCAGATGATTAATCAGGTTAGGCCTCAGCTCTATACAATTCAGGGTGAGATTTATGATTACCTTCTTTCCCAAGGAATAATTAAATAAACTATGAAGGAAGTCTGGGCTGAAGCCAAACTAAATAAAAAAATTTTACTTTTTGAAAACTTCCAAATTCCAGAAATTACATGGGAAGACGTTATGTCTTTTGTATATGAATTATCCAAAATTGAAGCTGATGAAAATTTAAAACAGAGGGCAGCTAGATCTTTTGGCGGCAACGCCTCTCTCTTCGGTAGCGTGATATTTAAAGACGGCTACTTTCTTTTTGAGGAGAGCTATCTTTTTCCAATGTTTAAAGGTATTGCCAGACTTATGGAAAAAGTTAATGGAGGCAATAGCGGAGAAAAATGTGACTATTATGCTAGCCATAGCTCATGTAGCTGTGGCGGACAATGGCACATACAAGCCCTTAGAGTTTCAATAGGTGAATATGGTGTTTCCAACCATAATGATCCTAATGACGTGCTTTATTGGCAAGTACTGGGAAACTCTCAATGGACAATGAATGATAATGTTGAGTATATTTTGAAACCAGGAGATCTTTTGTACTTTAACCAAGAAGACGTTCACAGAGTTTTTCAAGATGGTCCCAGAGCTGGGATTATCATTGATGGCCCTAGAACATTATAAATAACTAATATGAAGGACAATATGGAATTTAAATACCGTGCTACCCCAGACTTTGCTCTAGATTTTTACAAGGAAAATGGACAAGAAATATCTTTTGACGTAGACTTATTTAACGCTACACTAATGATAGAAGCTGCTGATGAAGATACCGCAGATAAAATTAGAATGACAATTACTGACATTAGAATGTGGGAAAAGATTTAGTTTAATTAAATAATTCTTTTTTTAATTTTGCTGGTTCGTCTTTTGTTCCATAGACAAAAGCTGTTGAAAAATACCTAGACCTGTTTCCAACAACTGGCCTAGATCCATGCAGGATGTTTCCTCCGTGAATATATAGGGAATTTTCTTTTGGCTTAATGACTAGACCTATATCTTCATAGTCTAGCTCACCACCCAGATAGTCGTCGTTGTAGTACAATAGTACGCCATACGAAACGTATAGTGGTGTAGCTACATTCCAAACATCCTTATGATATTTTATGCTTTGCCCTGGCTCGTATCTCTGTAAACAGGTGTTATCTGGATACATAGAAAAGGACTCAAAAAGATCTTTTATCTTTTTATTAATAACAGGAAATATTGTATCCCCCTCAAAATCGATGGTTTTGCCATACCAAAAGTTTGCTTGATCCTGGTTTAAAAATGTGTCTTCTGAAAACCAGTCTTGCTCAGAAATATTTTTAATTATTTCAAAAACTTCTTTTAGTTCTTGCTTTGTCAGAAAATCTGCAACCTCATAAATATCTTCGTGGAGTTTTGTAATCTGCATACTATCACATATACTTACTATTAAAGATATTGCTAACCTCTAGATGGTTAACATTAAAATGTTTTGGCAAAGAGGCTACCCAGCGAATAGCCTCTGCCATATCTTCTGCCGTTAATGAATATGGCTTACTCTCTTCTTGGGTATCGATGGTTCCTGGACAAATTTCTGTCACCTTAATTCCGTATTCTGGAAATTCCATTCTCATGGTATCTACTAGGGCCATCTCGCCCCTCTTGGCATTGCTGTAGTTTCCTCCGCCACGAAAGGGAACCTTTCCAGATAAGGAGGTGACAAAAATGATAGTAGGAGATTCCGATCTTTTAAGAGCTGGCACAAAAAGCTGGGAGAGATACATTGGACCAGAAACGTTTATCTCGTAGGCAGTCTTAAAGTTATCCATTGTCTCATTGATAATACTTGTTGGACTAGCTCCGCCACCTGCATTATTAACAAGAAGATCTATGGTTAAGTCGCCATATTTTTCAAAGAATAGTTCAATTTGTTTTGGCTGGGTAATATCTAGCCTGTATGTTTCAACATTTTCAGACTCTAGCTGTGAGACCCTTGATAGATCTCTGGATACGGCAATAACCCTATACCCATTTTCAGATAGGAGCTTTACTGTTGCATATCCAACACCCTTACTTGCACCAGTTACTATAGCAGTTTTCATAGGCCCAACAGCACAATCTCTTTTTTATAGTATTCTTCAAACTCTACCCAAAATGGAATATTATTTGTTATCTCTACGTTATTACTGTCTCTGTTGAACTTAAGTCTTTTTTCTTCTAACTCCCGCCAAAGATCCTCTCCGTACTTTTCTTGAAGCTTTAGCCAAAGAGGGTGTCCAGGGTAATCGTATCTCCAATAATTTCTAATTATATACTTTTCCCCATTAGACACTGCCTTTACTCCGTGATAGTGTGGTGGGCCAGATGGAAATACAACAATGTCTCCAGCCGATGGCTTATAAGAGTAATCTTCTTTTATAACTGATCGATCGTTTTTATCAAGGAATCGGAACATAACATCTCCACCATCATAATCTTCATTTAGATAGAAAACAGCAGTAAGTCCGAACTTTAATCCAGGATTATAAGCAAATTCTCTCTGAAAGTCTGTGTGGTGCATCATAACATAGTCTTTGTGCTTTTCTAAATTTGGAACATATTTAGCAATATTCCATCCATCAACAGACCAATTATCTAAAACAAAATTATTACTTTCTGCATAAAGTTTTGTAGCGTAATAAAACAAATCATCTATTTGGTTTGCAAAATAGTCTTTACCGCCAATGGCTATGTCAGAGTAAGGCTTTGACTCTTCCCACTCTTCTGTAGTTGGAAATTTTTTAAAGGTTACGGCTGGCCATCCAGGCCCTTCTGACATTTTGCCAAACGTGTACCAGTCTTGCCATTCTTGATTACCTTCAAAATATTCTACAAAATCTTTAGGATTTTTTATAGCACCTTTAAAGACCCAAACTAAATCATTTATTTTTTGAATTTCAAAATTATACACTGCATCCCTTTTTCATATCCATATCATTGTGAATCCAGTGGCTAGGAACCATATACTTTACCCCAGATTTTACTGTGTGTGCAATGTGATAGTATGGTGCTGAGGATGGAAATATAATAACACTTCCAGCACTAGGCTTTACCCCAAAGTCTATTTGGTTATTTGCTACGGCAACCCCATAGTCTAGGTCTGGGCTAACCACCTGATTGTGGTCTTCATAATCAGACAGCTTAAAGGAGATTTCTCCCCCTTCTGGAACCTCATTGAGATACATGACAAGAGAATACCTCAATGTCTTGTCTCCGTCTAGCTGGTCATAGTGGGCCCCCATGGATGCCCCAGTATTATATCTTTTAATATTAAAGACTGGGAATAGCCTTGGCTCATCATGATCCCCAACCGACTCAGCATAGTCTTTGGAAACAGCATAAAGTGCCTTCATAATGTTAATATAAACATACTCCATCTTACTTCTGTATGGCTCTGACATTTGATTAATTTGAGCAAGGTCAAATGTTTGTGTCTCTCCATAAATAAAATCTTTATCGTCTGAAGCTGTCCAAGTATCCCAAAGCCTACCATTTTCTGCACTATTTATTTCAGCAAGTTCAGAAATAGTTTTCATTACTTCTTCAAAATTTTCAATAGCGTCCTCGTAGTAGTAGACCTTTTCGTGCAATATATTTTTTTTCATGTTAATACCTATTCTTTTCATAATGGTCAATTTCTTTTATAAAGCCAACCAAAACATAGCGAATTGGACCTTCTGATACAGCCTCTACGCCATGTTCGTACTTTTCGTTACCTGGAAAAATTAACAAAGTTTTTGGTTTAGGCCTTAGCTTTATGTCTAGATTTTTAAAAAATAGCTCTCCATTAACATAGTCATCATTTATGTATAGAATAGCTGCATAAGATATTGAGGGATCTGTACGATTATCTGTATGAGACTTTAGGTCTACCCCTGGTTGCATTCTTTGTATTGTAGCTAGTCCACTAAGCTCTAAATTAGACTCAGTTTTTAGAGTTAGGCTATTTAGCCTTTCATAAAAAACACGATACTCTTGAGAATCACTAACGTTTAAGTTTTTATCATTCCAGTTTTGAGTAATCTCAAACTTTCCTTCAGAAACCAGATTATCAACGTCTTCCCTGCCAAACTTTTGAAGACAGAAACGTTTTAAATTTGAGGTATACTCTACTTCCCAATCTTCTTGTGTTGCTGAACCTATTCTATTCCAAATAAAGTCTAGCTCTTCATCTGTAAGAAAGTTTTCAATAGAAATAAGCTCGTCTGTAATTTCTGTAAACAGAATATCATTTTCTTTAAATATTTCTTTTAGCTTTTCAATCATCTAAATCGCCATTCATCTTATAAGGATTGCCGTCTAGATCTAGCTTATATCCATCTTTAAGCAAATCTTGCCATTCTTTTTTTTCTACTTCTTGAGACTCTCTAATTTTTTTCATTTCTTCTACCCAGGCATCTCGGACTTCTTGTGGGTAAGCGTCTTCAGTGCGATCGTCCCAAAAAGAACCTATGGTATATCTAACGCCAGACTCTATTAGAGTTACTTCGTGCATATTATTAAATCCACCATCGAATGCCGCCAGCATTCCAACCTTTGGAGATATCTCTAAGTCTTGTTTAGGAAACTTTAAAGTTCCACCAGAAAAATCATCATTTAAATAAAGAAATGCTGCATATCTACTTCTTGCAAATGGTCCAGAGTTTCCGTGTTCGTCTGTGTTGTCAGAGTGTACTCTAGCATATGCTCCTGGCTCCCACTTCTGAGTGTGATAGCCTATCTCTACTATTGTGGCTGGATCTAGGTCATGGACAGAGGCTACTGCTTCAACTATTTTAGCTTTAATTTGTTCAAAAATGTCTGATGGCAATCCAGCTTTTTCTATTTCTGGATCTCCTTTTTGTGGCAAAACCGAAGAGTAGGATTCATAAAAAGAAATTGGCATCCAGGTAATTGTGCCATTGTCGGCAACTGAGTCTAGCACTGAAATAATCTTTGAAGAATCTTCTGAGCTTAAAAAGTTTTCGTAGACCACAAGATCTTTTGTTAGCCTGTTTTTGTTATTTAAGTTTACCATATAAAGATTCTCCCTTAAAATTATACCACGACTTGGGGCTTTTCCTGGTGACGCAAGATTGTCCAGAAGAATGGAACGGTATACCTAATTCCAGACTTTATCTCTGTTACCCCGTGAATATAGTTTTTATCTCCAGGGAAGAAATAGGCTGCCCCAGCTTTTGGTTTGAACTGAATGCCCTGGTTTGGAAAGTATAACTCTCCGCCCTCATAGTCATCATTTATATAGAAAAGTCCAGCTAGATCGTAGTATGGAAAATCATTAGGCTTGCCAGCATCTGGACCAGTATGCAACTCTTTATCTGCATGTGGCATTTGTAGCTGTCCAGGAAGCCATCTGACCATAGCTGGGCTAGTAGGATCGGCATCAACGCCAAAGAACTTGTCCACCTCAATCTTTAGTCTTCGAACCATTTTTTCTATAATAACTGGGACTTCAAGGCTACCTTTTTGAATTGTTGGATAAGTCGCAACACGATTTGCCCAGTAGTCTGCATCGTAAGTCACTGTGCCGTTTTCGTTGTGATGAGTTTCTGTAACATCCCAGTTAGTATTACTTCTAATAAAATCATTTAGCTTTGACAATTCTTCTTCAGTCATAAAGTTTTCAAGTGCTACGATGTTATCTGGAGAATCTCCAAAAAACCCAGATGGTGTTATTGACACTCTCTCTACAAAGTGATTATTTCTTAAATCTTCCATAAAAACATTCTCCTATTCGTACTTTCGTTTTTCCCAAACATCTTTTAAGTATACGCCACCATCTGGAACCCTATACTTTTCAGAGTTTTTCATATTCTTTTTCATGATAGATATTCCAGATTCTTTAAGATACTCAGATGTCCAATCTTCTCTCTTGAATGGCATCATTTGCATATAAGGAGTTCCTGCTGGAAGAATCCCTACCCAATCTTTTACAACAAAGAATGGCATAGTCCCTGGAAGATTTACCTTATCATTGTCAATTATACCGCTAGTTGTTAAAAATGGTAGGTCGTACCTGTCATAAGGCTGAGAGTATAAAACGCTGTATCCTTCTGGCACCTCTACCGCCCAGTCTGGATACCAAGCAAAATGTTTTTCGTGATAACCCAGAGGGCCATCAAACTGAGGCATCTTTTCTCTATTTTGAATAAAATCTGCATATTTTGGATCTAAAACTTTAGCAGAAATTTTTTGATTTGAGTCAAGGAAGAACTCAATATCGCAAGGGGTTTTATAAACGTATCCAGTAGTCAGGATGTCATACATTGCTGGGCAAGCTTTCCAGGTTGGAACCTTTCCACCATCTGGACCAACATAATTTTCTCCATGTGGGTTTTTGTAAAACCTATCTGCAGAAATATACCACTCTGGCAAACTTTTTGATGTGGGCTTTGGGGCAGAGGCATCATCTTCAGAAAGCCATCCCTTATTTGTTACAAACTTAATCTTTGGCATTATCTTTTACTTTCATCAAAATTTTCTTAGCTTCGTGATATCCAGCTGGGCATCCATTATGATCAACTGCGTCTCTATAAAAGTGTGTCCACTCTCCCTTAGAGTTCATTACCTGGCTAGCCTCTCCTCTTTTAATCATGTTTTGTTGCCACTCTTGTGTTTCATATTCTGGCCTACCGCTTTTAATCTCTAGCTCATTTTCCTGGATATCCGATAGGGATATTGGCAAGATAGCTGCAATCGGAGTATTGGCTGGAATAGTTATCTCAATGTTTGGCTCAGTAATCATCCAAGCAATCGGAAAATCATTTGCCAACACTGATGTGCTGATTAGGGTAGTTATGCACTGTGCCCCTCTAATAAACTGATTTGGCACTGGCATTGTCAGTAGCGTCAGGTTTTCTTCATTTTCACCAACAAAAACAATGTCAGTATGAAAACTAACCGTCCTGTTTCCACGAAGTGACATCGCATACTTTTCTCCCGATAATATTTTTACATGATCTGCGGTTGAATCGTTTATACCATCCCATATAAAAACTATGTCTTCTGGATAGGATATTCCCCAACCCAGTCTATTTGATAATGACATTGGAAAGCATTGATAGGCATGTCTATCAAACGTTATGTCCATCCAGTCACGGTGCATAGGTAGCTGATCAACACGTGCTAACTTACCCTGAGTATAGGCAAAAACTTTTTTCACTAGCTTCCAGTTTCTTCATAAAACTTTGGATTGTGATATTTATCCGAATAGTCAATCATTGTAACAATCGAATGCTTTATCCCAGACTCAACTGGCAAAGACTTGTGGGGATACATAAAGTTAGATGGAAAAATAAACAAGTCTCCAGCCCTAGGCTTTGCCTTTATGCCCTGCAACCTAAACTCCAACTCTCCACCAACATAGTCATCGTTAGGATATGCAACCAAGGACACTACGCAGTTATAAGAATACCCGTGGTCTGTGTGCTCTTGAAAGTGTTGTCCTGGACCATATTTGACAAAGTTCATTGCCTCCCAGTATCTTAACTCTCCAACATTAAAATTTCTTGAGTAATGCTTTACTGCTGAAAGCTTTCTATCATAAAGGTCTTGCCATAACTGTTGAAGTTTTTGTGAGCTTGGGGATGGATCATTCATAATATCTGTTTTCTTAAACTTGAAATCATAGCAATCCCTATACTCTGGCATTTTCATTCCATAGCCAACCATGGCTTCCATGTAGTTATAGTAGTTTGACGGGTCATTAAGAACCTCTTCAAGCCTTTCTACAATATTCATATCTTTTGGCAATACGTCGTGATATACGAAAATTCCAGGAGCTAGCTGCTCTACTGACGACCAGGACTCTTGCCCAATGTTGTAGTATTCTTGAATTCTATTGTGTGTTTCTAAGATGTCTTCTTTTATGCTGTTATCGTTCATTTTTTTACCAATCAGTATGTTAGTTTATTTTGATCTTCTTCTCTATACGGGAAGTACCGAAGTCCACCACGGCTATTGTAGTCTGTCATTACAACTACGGAATATTTTGTACCGCTCTTCATTGGCAAGGAAGCATGTTCATAGACATAAGTCGATGGGAAAACAACAATATCCCCCTGCTTTGGTTTAATGGTTAGGTCAAATCTTGGGAAATATATTTCTCCGCCCTCATAGTCATCATTTAGGTATGCTACCACGGATACTGTAGTTACGTATGCGGGACCGTGGTCAGCATGGATATTAAAATGTTTTCCAGCACCCTCGTACTTTACAAAATTAAAAGCTTCATAATAAGAGATGCCAACACCCCAGTATTTTCCATAGTCTTGAACATTTGGATGAATTGCATCAAATGTAATTTGATGGATATCGTAGAAATCTGAGTTTTCTTCATTTCTAGGGCCATAGCTGTTGCTACTAATCTTAAAGTCAACGCAGTCTCTGGCGTCAGTGCTTACAGAGTCTGATTCAGTAACCATTGCTCCCTGCCACCTGTACATCTGGCTAGAACTATTTGTTAGCCTTGATTCTAAGGTTTTTATAATTTTTTCAGAGTTTTCTGGGGAGATTGCATTGTTGTATAGATTTATACCCATTGCTGGATTCGAAACAACTACGCCTTCGACAGTAGTCCTGTCTGGCATTCTATTTTTATCTGTTTCTGATCTATCTTTTGTTAACCATTCATTATTCATAAACAAATTATAGCACACCTGCCCACAAGGATCAAGCCCCGCCCCTGGCTTTGAGAAAAACTATTTATTATGAACTAGGTATCCACCAGCTACGAACCAGTCTTGTGGCTCGCAGGCAATTAGATAGGTCATTTCTGGTATCTCTACTTCGTGAAGTGTTTCAATAACTTCTTCTCCATAAGTTCCGTTTTCTAAGACCTTTATCAAAATGTCTCCAACAACCAGCTCTAGGGTTGGCAATATCTTGTATAGTCCATCTCTCTTAACGTATATGGTTTGAGTTATTGAAAACTTTGCAGACTCGTTATTGTTAAAGTATCTACACGGAGACATCTTTGGAGCTAAGTCTGTAATTTCAGTCTCAACAACTTCTCCGAATGTAAGAGTTTCTGATGACCAAGCAAACATAGATGGCTTATCATCTCCAGGAGAAGTATCTGTGTTTTCTGCTAGTAAAGGAACAAGAATCTTGTCTCTAAGAACAACATCTTTTGCTGGAATCTCGCCTCTAGCTGTTCTAACCAAGGTGTCTTCATGTATACACCAAGCGTGGAACCTAGGAAACCTTGGTGGAAAAAATGGAAAGAACGGAAAGAACGGTGGGAAGAACGGGAACCTGGGTGGAAAGAATGGAAAGAATGGAGGAAAGAACGGAAAAAACGGTGGGAAAAATGGAAAGAACGGTGGGAAGAACGGAAAGAACGGTGGGAAAAATGGCGGAGTAGTCGTAATTTCTCCAGAATATGGAGACCATGCTCCTGGGCCATTTACGTTTTCTGCACGGACACGATACTTTTGAACAGTTGATCCTTCTTGAGTAACAGTAACAGATGTTCCAGTAGTGGTATTGGTTTTAGGAGTTGCACCATCTAGTTCGAGACTTTCCCATCTGTATAGAGTAATTGCACTCCCACCACTAGCGGGAGCAACCCAACTAACTATATCTTGAAGTGCATTTGGAGAAGAGGCAGTTGGTGCAGCTGGTGTTGCAGGCACAGTTGTTACTGCTACTGTAGTTGTTAAAGATTCTGGAGATGTTCCTGCAGCGTCTGTTACAGTTACACTTACAGTATAGGTTGTTGAAGATCTAAGGGTTTCTACTATGATTGGGGAGGTGGCTCCTGTAGCTGTTCTGGTTGTCTCCCCAGCTGCAACGGCAGTTACTGTAAATGAAATTGCTGCAGGAGAACCTGCTGGTAATTCAAAAGATACTGAAGCCGCTCCATCATCAAATGCCCTGCTTGTTCCAACATTTGTGGCAACTACGTTTATGGGGGCGGGGGAACTTAAAAAGTCATTTTGTTGTGATGACCTTCCTCCCGATTCTTTCTTTGCCATTTATTCTGCCCCTTAAGCCTTAAGATCTCCATAGAGAATCCAGCTATCTGTTCCACGCTTTAATATTGTAGCAGATGACCACTGTGTTCGTAGCTTATTTCCTGGAGTTCTGTTTAAAGTCACACCCACAACGGCATCAATAGTTACCTCTCCAGTGTTTGTTTGGAAAATGTCCATAGATGCTCCAATTGGCCAAGCTAATGTTGCATTAGTTGGAATTGTAAAAGTCATCGGGCTGGTAGAGTTCATCTCAATAACGCTATCTTGATGTACAAGAGTATCTAAAGTATAACTTGCAGTCTTTTCTACAAATGTAGTTAGTGATGGGACACCAGCCTTAGTCTGGGTGCCGTCAGAAAAAGCTACTCCAGAGCTAGCCGTAACTACACCAGAAAATGTTGGGGCATTGACAACAGACACCTGAAGACCCGAAACGCTAACGTTAGTTCCAGCAGTAACTGTTCCAGCTCCAGAAAATTGTGCCCACAGAATGTTATCGGTTCCAATAGTATTTACTTCATTTTCAACGACCCACGAAGTAGTGTTGTAAAGTGTTCCATTTTCTATGAATGCTAGGTCACCTCCAGCTATTTCGGCTGCTGAGTTAAAGTCATCTGCCCTAGTAAGAACAGTTGAAGAGGTTCTCACATAAATACCATTATGGGCTGCGTTTGCTTGATTCTTAACAAGAATGCGGTCTCCGTTTGTTAGGGTATGGCCATCAATAACAGTTAAGGCAGTTCCAAGAACTAGAGTTGCTCCAACTCCGTCAGTTCCATTATCATAGGTGACTGTTCCTCCAGATAAAACTGCCAAAGTATCAGGTGTAGCGATATGTGCGGCTTCATGAATATGCAGTCCTGCTGAAACATTATCTACATATGCCTTTGTAGCTGCATGTAAGGCTTGTGTTGGATCTCCATCAAGAATAATTTTTCCAGTCATAGTGCCGCCAGAAAGATTTAGCTTAGCATCTAAAGCAGTCTGCTGAGCTGTGGAGATGGGCTTGTTGGCATCTGAAGTGTTGTCGACATTTCCAAGACCAACCATAGAAGAAGTAATACCAGAAACAGTGCCCGTAAAAGTTGGGGCTGCAAGATTTGCTTTTGTTGTCTCCAGATTTGTAAGTTGAGTCTGAACAGAAGAAGTTGCACCATTCAGATAACCAATTTCTGTTGCAGAAACATCTCCAATAGAAGTGGTGCCTGGAAGGGATACAGTGCCACCAAAAGTAGGGCTATTAAGTGGTGCATAGATTCCAGTTGCCGTTGCTGAGCTTAACTTGGCATCAATTTGAGTTTGGAGTGCTGAGGTTACCCCATTCAGATGGCCAAGTTCATCAGCAGATACGTCCCCGATTGTTGTTGTTAGTGGAAGCACCACGTTTCCTGTAAAAGTTGGGGCGGCAAGGTTTGCCTTTGCTGTGTCTAAATTTGTAAACTGAGTTTGGATAGCTGAAGTAACCCCATTAAGATATCCAATTTCAATATCTGATACGTCAGTAACCTTGTCTTGCTTGTTTCCAAACTGGGTCTGAATTGCAGAAGTTACTCCATTTAGATATCCGATTTCAGTATCCGATACGTCAGCAACCTTGTCCTGTTTAGAATTATTTATTGAAGTAATAGAATTATTTATTGTACTAATAGAAGTATTTATTGTACTAATGTCTCCCTCGATCACGCCATCAGCTAATTGAAGAGCAGTGTCAAGGTTCAATATGGACGTATCTACGTAGCTTTTTGTTGCTGCGTGTAAGTTTGTTGTCGGGGCTCCAGAAAGTGTCAGGGCACCAGTCATAGAGTCTCCAGCTCTAGCTACAAAGTCACCTCCACCGCCAGCTAACAGATTACTTCCGACTCCTATTGAAGCTGCAGATAAATCAATATATGCACCACGATTTGATCCGCCTTTATCAAAAATACGAAGTTTGTTTTGATGAATATCGATAGCTATGTCACCAGATAGGGTTGTATTTGTTTGTGGTTTAGCTAGGTTTAGCTGGCCACCCTCGTCTCCCCCGACAGCGGCAGCAGTTATCTCACCATTAACGTCAAGTCCATTTTTGACTTTAAAGTTTTTGTTTGAAGTTGCCAAATATATTCACCTCGATTAATTATAACAGATTATAGTGAATTATGGCATTAAAATAGACGAATACCGCTTTTGGGGGATTTTGAAAGGATCCCCCTAACCTTTAATATATTAAACTAGCAGTGTTCCCATTACTGTAACTGTAGAGCTGGCATTAACTGGAGTTACACGTAGTCTTACGTTAGTTCCGTCAATATCAGCAGAAATTGCAGAAGAAGAACCGTTGGTTCCTACAACTGCATACTCAGTTATTGCAATGTTATCGCTTGTGTCTAGAGTTAGAAGTACCTCCGAAATCTCAGTGTGGGTGCTGTAAGCAACCTTAACCAAGAATTTTGCTGAACGATAAGATGCCTTAGCAAAAGCAAAAGCTGTTACAGCAGTAGCTGCTGTTGGAGCAGAAACTGTAGCCGCAACCTGTCTTGCTATATTGTTTACCTCTACCGCTGTAAAGTCTGGAACAACTGCCTCTAGAGCTGTTACTGCACGAGCATTTGTAAAGTAAAGGTTTGTGTTTTCTTCAATAACAGCTGTTGTAATTGCGTCTACTGCTGTGGTAATGTCTGCAGGGGTAGCCTTAGCATTTAGCTGTGTCTGAATTGCTGATGTAACACCATCCACATAGTTAAGCTCTGTTGCAGTTGCTGTAAGAACAACATCTTCATTAATTTTAGGTGAGGTTAAAGTCTTGTTAGTAAGAGTCTGAGCGGTTGTCTTGTCTACTAGGTAGGTAAGATCTGGAGAGATTGCACCTGTTGTGTCGTTGTACGACAAACCAGTTCCAACTGCGTTACCTACTGCATCTTGTGCTCTTTCAACTGTGAAGTACTCGTTTGTTCCTTCTGGAAGAGTTGTTGTGCTTACCTCAGAAAGGTCAAGAACAAACTCTGTTCCGTTTAGGTCTAGACCAGTTCCAGCGGTAAATGTTCCAGCACCAGAGAACTGAGTAAACTGAAGTGGATCTGTTCCAATTGTAGCTGGCTTAAGGGTTTGAACCCAACCAGTGTTTGCATAGGTTCCAGCACTTACGAAAACAAAGTCTCCGCTGTCTATTTCTGTTGCAGTGTCAAAGTCTGTTGCACGAAGAGCCTGGCCAGAAGCCTGGACAACATATATACCGTTTTCAGCAGTGTTTGTCTGATCTTTAAGAAGAACACGGTCTCCTGTAACAAGTGTTACTCCACCAGCAGTATCTCCATTTTCAAGTGCAGTGGCAATTGCGATGTTTCCGTTTACTGCAACTCTAGCTGCCTCGTGAACGTGCAGTCCTTCAACAGCAGCATCTACATAAGCCTTTGTTGCTGCGTCTGTAGATTCAGTTGGAGCTCCAAGACCTGTAATCTTACTAGTACCCATTGCAATGGCACCAGTCATGGTACCGCCAGCTAATGGTAGTTTTGCACCTAGCTGAGTCTGAATTGAACTTGTAACTCCGTCAACGTAGTTTAGCTCTGTAGTAGTTAGAGTTGCACCATCTAAAATATTTAACTCTGTAGCTGTAGCAGTAAGAACAACATCCTCATTAATCTTTGGTGAGGTAAGTGTCTTGTTGGTTAGAGTCTGAGTATTAGTTGTTCCAACTACTGCACCAGTTGCACCATGGGCCTCTGTTGCACTTGTGTGAGTTGTCAGGTTGCCTGCAACTGTTGATGCTGAACCGTATGCATCATATGTGTTTGCGGTTACAGAGATTGCACCAGTTGAATCTGTATATGTAAGACCAGTTCCAACAGCATTTCCTACTGCATCCTGAGCTCTTTCATCTGTAAAGTACTTGTTTGTAGAACCTTCAGCTAGGGCGTCTGTGTTTGAATCAGCAACACCATTTTCAGCTACAAAGCTTACTAGTTTTGTAGTTGGGTTGTATGTTACTGAAATGTTTGTCTGAGTACCGCCAGTAATGGCGTCCTCTGTAATAATATCTGAGGCGTTGATGGTACCGTTTGTACCTTCAACAACCAAACCTGACTTAATTCTAAAGTCTTTAGTTACTGTTGCCATGGGTTTATCTCCTTATTTTATGCCTTAAGTCCAACACGAGCGAATCGTGCTGTGACTGGCTTAACTGCAGGGTTTGGAATAATACTTAATACTAAGTTTGATCCTACCCTTGAGACATCAACGGTTCCTATATCCCCATCATTGTCTATAATTCCATACTGACTAATGTTAATGTTTGTTCCATCAATCAATATGGTAAATTCTGTTGCGTAAAATTTATTAGCTCCGCCTGTCGTTTTTGACAAAGAAACCATATACTTTACGAGTCTCCAGCTTGCTACTGGAATACTTTCTAAAACTGTCGTGTTTTCAATACCAGAAACAATATTCTCATTGTTTCCATCTGAGCCAAGATCCGTTGCTTGAGCAGCTAATGTATCAATAAGGTCTACGTAGTCTTGCCCAGTAGGCTTATCCCCTGTCTCAAATTTTGATTTTAGCGTGTTTAAGTTAATCTTGGCCATACTAGTATTATATCATTGTTTGTAATTTTAAAGGATATAATTATTTAAGCCAATAACGGCAATGCCAATTGGGGCTGGATTGCTTGCAGAGTATCCTGGAACCATTATGTTAGTAAATCTAATTCTAAAAGGAAGAACTTCACTAATTTTTGCGGTTCTTTTACCCTCGGAAATTTTAACAATTGGGTAGTTTTTTGTACCTAAAGATCTGACTTTTTGTTTTTGTTTAGTGGATATAACCGCAGAGGCCATTAGTCAGTAACGTCTTCTAGGATAATTACGCTACCCTGAGCTACTGTCCAAACAATCTGATCTTGAGCTGTAGATAGCTCTATATCAAAAATGTCTCCAGTTTGCAAAATTTGTGACTGGGTCGCTGTAAGAGATACGGTGAATTCTCCAGCCAGGTCATCTGGGTCCTGTTCTGGAGTTAGGGTTAAAATTAAAGTTGCGGCATCTGTAATTACTCCAGAGGTTGCACCACTTGTTGGTCTCTTTATCTTCATTGAGATAGACCAGTCATCAAGATTCAAGGGGGCTTTTGCGTCATCTGTAACGTATACCTTAAATGCAGCGGTATCACCACGAACAATAGTCCAAGTTACCCTTGGAGGAGTATTGCCCACATTATAAGAACTAGAAGATCCTCTGAGCGTAGCCATAATAAAATTATATCATAGTATATAGCTTTAAAATGATTATAAAAGCTACCAGTTACCCACTGGACACTCTGCACCCTTTAGCGTTGTCTTAAGATGCATTATGCAGCCACACTTTTTGCACTGACCAGTTGCTTTAATTAAGAATGGGCATGCCTTGCAAATATCCATTCTTCTAGAAGCTTCTTCGTCTTCAACATATTCAGTTTTAGGATTTAGCAAGTCCCACGGTCTAGTTGTACCAAGGTTCTTTTTCCATTGCTGGTATGGCGTAAGTTTTTCTTCCATTAGTTGTCCCCTGGATTTTCTGGGGGAAGAAAGTTATCCCCATCTACAGTCCATCCAAAACCAATTTCATCATAATTTTTATCAGTAATGTCAATAACTACTGGTTGAGATTGAAGCCCATAAATTAACGATGCCATGATTGGATCAGAATAATTTTCTTCTACATACCATTTGTGAAAGACTTCATTATCTGTAACTAAAGCAAAGACTCTTTGAGGTCTTTGGGTCTGTTCTGTTTCAAAATTTTCTTTTTGTGTCATCTCATCCATTAGAAAATTATATCATATCAGACTGCGTTGCAGGATATTGTTGTTGAGCTGCTGGATATTAGGTTACCAGTACATGCGTCATATACTTTTGTTGTTCTAATTCTTGTTTTTTTAGACCCACACCCACCGTAAGTAATAACAGTATTTGTCTTACACCTTGAATCTCTATCTAAATACGTAGTACAATCTGTGTTTTGACAAGTTCTTGCTCTTTGCTCTTTATTGGTATCGCTTGGAACAGTGCTCCATGGTGACCAGGAACCGCATACCGCTTGGCAGCAAGCCGTATACTGTGTATAAGAAAATGTACTGCAATCTTTGTTAGTTCCTGATACTGTCCTCTCTTTTGTTCCAGATGAGCTAAGTGCAAAGGCTGCATTGCAAACGCTGTATGCTCCATAATTTGTTGTTGCTGTGCATGTAGTTGGTGGAGTAACATAACCACAACTACCGTCTACATAGGCACTAGGAGTACTAATAACTCTATCAGTACAATTATTATCATAAGACGTTGTTGTTACCCCAGTAATGTTGTTTGTTACAGTTATTGTTTTTCTACGTTTGGTTATTTTGTTTGCATAAACAGTCAGCTTACCCTCGCATGAAGCTGTGGCTGCAGATTCTTCTCCATAAGTTTCACATGGCCCTGTCGTTATTGTATCTGCAATAAAGTTTCCAAAGTTTACAAGAATTGGTGTTTCGTAGTCTACCAAAGTTCCTGCAGCTGGTTGCTGAGATAGGGCTTTGCCACCTTGTAAAGAATTGTTTGTAGCAATTAGTCCAGAAAGACTATCGAGAGTTAGCCCTGAAGATGCCAGTTGGGTTGTTACCGTGCCACTAGTAAGTCCTGAAAAATCAGGAACAGCAACCATTCCTTTAGATGAGCCATACCTAGCAACAAAACCTAACATGGCTATCCTATGCCGTCAAATCACCGATTAAAATCCAGGTATCTGTATCTCTTTTTATCAGAGTTGCTGGAGAATACCTTGCAGCAACTTTTTTATTAGAGTTTTTACTTAGAAGTGTGACCCCGCTTGCTGCGGTAAAAATTAATTGTCCAGCACCAGTTTGAATAAAGGCAATCTGAGTTCCTGTTAGAAATGGCACAGAAGCATTGGTTGGTATTGTAACAGTTACTGCTGTTGCAGAGTCAACGTCTAAAGTTCTTCCAGAATCTGATAACGATAATGTAAAGTTTGATGACTTTGTAAACAACTGGGCATTGTCTCCATAAACTCTCCAAGATCCATTAAAGTAATACTGAATTTGATTTAAGACTGCCCCATCATCTGTCTGTCTAACAAATGCAACAAGACCATTTGTTGGTGAAGTAATAACGGTATCTCTAGAGTTTGGGTTTAAAAAATTATTTACCCCAGCTTTTGCATTCAATACAGAAGCAAAGTTTACAGTATTTGTAAAATCATGGACTCCAGACCAAGAATACGGCACGGTTGTGCTTGCATATCCAGCAACTGGATACCATTTGTCGTCTGACAGATCGTATACATAAGCAACTTTTCCAACGGAATCAATTGTAGCCATTAGCTCATGTCACCGCCTATTTCTTTCCATCCAACGGTTCCGTCATAAACGTACATGGTTAGTGGGTCAGAGCCCTTGTCTACCCAGAGAGAACCCTCTGCAATAGTTCCAGTTGGAGTAGTTGTCTGATATCTTGCAACTGCAACTGGTGTCAGGCCATTAATATTAAAAGTTGGTGCAGATGAAGTTGCGTCAACCCAAACAAATCCATCTGGGATGGCTGTTTGTGCTAGATTTTGTGGGGTAGGAATTGAAGAAGAATAAACAGAACCAATACCAGTAGTTTCTAGACTAACCACACGATTAGATACAGCTTTTAAGTGTCCAGCTATAGAGTTTTCTAGAACTGCAGCCATGTTTATTGGTGGAATTTTTGTACCATAATGGTAAATTCTTAAGGCATCTTGAATGTTTGCATTTTCTGATAATTCTGGAATGCTGGTGTTATATGGCCCACTACCGCCAGCGTTATCAATATTTTCTGCCATAATCAATCACCTTCTTAAATTTTATCACAATATACTAAATTAGTGGCAGATTTCCAATACCTGCAACAAGAACAAAGTTTAAGTCTCTTACACCATTTACTTTTTGCCAAGTTAACAACGATCCAGGACTAAAGGGAATGGTCTCTGTTGCTGTTATATTAACTGGAAGATAAAGTGTAGAGCCAATTGTTGTTAAAGGAGATATTGTTATACCAGAGGATATTGGGGTTTCGTTTCTAATTATATACTGAACGTTAAAACCAGAAGTTGCTCCAAGCGCAATCTCCTCTGCGCTAAAGTAAGAAGCAATTGGAAAAAATAAACCAGTTTGTATTGTTGCAAAATTTATCCAAGCAGTTCCAGAGTAAGCTTTTAGTATTGGTGATGGGGATTGGCTAATATCTAGCCAAAACATTCCAGCTGTTGGTGTGGATGGCGCCGTAGAACTTATAGTAGTTACAGCAAGAATACCATCTATAATTTCTGAAGTTGGAGTTGCTGGAACAGTTGGGGGAATTGCTGCTATATATGTTAAAGCATATTCTGTAGGAACAACTGTCCTAGCAATTCCATCAATAAACACAACTGGTATATTGGCAAGAGCTGTGCTTGGAATAAGTCTTAATAGTTTTGACCAACCAAGAGTTCCATTTACACTGCCATACTGGTATAAAAACAAAAACTCAAAGTCGGATGGCAGTAGGTTTATATAAAGATCTTGTGGTAGCGGTGCAGTTGAAAAAGTTACAGCTACATCTGTTGGTTTTCCTGGGCCAGTAAAAATAAGACTACCACGAACTCCTGGAGCTCCATAGTCAACGTTAACGTCTACTGATGCTGGGCCACCAAAAATAGATAGAGTTTCATTCGATAATAATATGTCTACCATTAGCTTAAGAACGCCTCCGAAGCGCCAGTAATTTGTTCTGTAACAGATATTGTTCCAGTAAGAAGTGTTATCACGCTGTCATATGGTGATCCAGATTTAAAAATTTGTACGTCATAAACGTAGTTTAGGCTAAAGTCCATGTCTATTCCATTTTCTGGAAGTATGGCGCAATCAATGTAGGTTGCATCTGAAGATATTCTGGCATAGCCCTGTAGCTGATCGCTAATTCCAGACTGTCCACGCTCTGTTGACATTGTAAACTTTGCACCAGAAATTGGGTTATAGCCAGTCAAAGGGAATTGATTACCGCTAGCATCTTTCGGGTATATCCTAAATTCATAGGTGTCACCCCTGTAATATGAAATATTAAAAACTGCTGGAAATGCCATGATTCTCCTTAAACCTTGTAGACCTTGCCTTGTACTTTGATTACTGGTGGTAAGTTAGTTTTTACTGTTGAAATCTTTACGGTTGCCATTATAGAGTTCCCGCCGTGACATCAGCAGCTACCTTGATTGTTCCAAGAACTGGAGTCCAGATTATATCACCAATCTGTACTTCTAGATCAAAAGCAATCTCGGCTACTGTCTTGTTATAGCCAGCTCCCCAAGCAGAAGTAATTTCTGGCGGGGCAATAATATTAACATATCCTGACCCCTTTTCAACTGTCAAAGAGTCTAGAATATCTCCAAAATTATCATATGTTGTAGATGCAAAGTTCCAAGTACTTATGTTAAAAATAGTTGTTTCATCATTTTGAAGAAAATCTACACGCAGCCTAGCTGTATCCCCACGAACAATGTTCCATTTAACTATTGCTGGGGTATTGCCAAATGATTCAGGTATAGACATAGTCATAATATTGATTATATCACAGAAAACGTTAAAAAGACTAATACTCAGGTTGGTGGGTATGAGAGACAAACCCGAGTATTAGCCTTATAGATTATAACATATCAAACGTTATAATATCGTTATAAAGTATTTGCACTTAAAAATAAAAAGTGTGGTATATTGTTATAATTAGGTTTTAAGATATATATGATATAAAGTGTATAAGAATATAAAGTATATAGTATAGTTTATATATTATATATAATAATCACTTTTTCGTTTTAACAACTGTGACTGGTTTTGTCTGTTCTAGCAAAATATCATAAATTTTATCAACTTTTGATTCCAGTTTTGAATGTTGGTTTTCTAGTCTGTTAACCTGATCTTTTAAAGAAGATCCTCCATTAGGTCTTAATTCAGCAAAATAGTGCTTTACTAGCCACTTGATTCCAAAAGCCAGGGAACCCAGAATAGATATAATACCTACAATAACAGCCACTAAGGATTCGAGCATATTCATAATGGTTTAATTATAATAGCGTTTATGAAACATAAAAGCTCGGCGTAAAAAAGTATTTAAGTTTCGACGATTTTAAGCACGGCGATAATAGAGATACAAAACACATACCTACAAAATATGCATTACAAATGCACTATGTAGGAACAGGTGCTATAATTAATATATGGCTGATGACGTAACCTTTTTTGATCTATTTGATCCTAGCCAGCCTAGAAGTGACCAAGCGCTTATTGAGCAAAGACTAGAAATTTGCAAGGTATGTCCAGCATTCAGACCTAGAACAAAAAGATGTAGTAAGTGTGGATGCTTTATGGAATTAAAGAGTACGCTCTTAGAAGCAAAATGTCCTATCGGCAAATGGTAATATAAAATCGCTGTACGCCTCTATACGGGCTTCAAATATCAAATACGTCTTCCAGTATGCCAGATGTGTCAAAAGTCCTCAGAGAAGGCTTGTATGGCTTTATAGAGTTATATGTGTGTAATTGATAATGAGGGTTTTTGACTATCAGGAGAAATGTCCTGATTTGTACCCGAAAAATTTATATGCTTATAGCATGAAAGAAGATAGGCCCAAGGCCTATTATGTTACCAAATTGTAACTATTTCGTTACCAAATTGTTATAATATTAGTTCTTACCACATTTGCAGTTATCGCAATTGCAATCCATGATTAATCCCTATCTTTATTAATGATCAGGACATAGATGCAGATTGAGCATACCCCCAAAAATAACATCGTTGCTATATCCATGTATCTATTATACTCCTTTTGATGGATCAGGAGAAGGACCTGTGGATAACTTTGAATACCCTGGAAATCTGAAAAATATTTCAAATTAGGGAAAATCTGAATATTTGTTAGTTATGTATGATGCAGAAATTGAATAAAAAAATTTGCTTTTCTTATAGCGCACACACGCCAACCAAAAAAATAATGAGTGGTGCCAGCATTTTATTTTTGACTGGCGCCACCTTTTTATTTTTTATTTGATAATGCTTAGACTTGCCAAAGCATCTTCCGCATTGTCAAACATTTTCACAAAAGCATTTTCAGCTTTTTTGTTTTTACAAAATTCTAAAGTGTGAATTGTGTCCCAACTTTTTTTCATCTTGTAATAAGTTCCAACCTGCTTGTCGGAATACTCGCAACCCTTACAAGTCCAAATTCTCATTGCTACTGTCATTTATTTTTTTCCTTTTCTGCTATTGCGATTGTTAGTGAGGTGATAGAAGAAATAGCATTGTCGTATTCTTCCCAAGTGTCAAAGGTGAGAGTTATCACACTCTACCCCCGATACTTTTGACTAACTTAGTTAGTGATAGCAACTCACTTTGGAATTGTGGCGTAAGTTCTACGCCAAGAGCTATTGAGCTTTTGGCAACTTTTGCCATAGCGTCGTATTGTTTTTGTAATTGTAATTTATTCATTTTCTAATTCCTTTCTAGAATTCCATTAGCTCTACGCCGTAAGCGTCAAAGCAAATCTCACAGCCAAATTCTTTGGCTTCTTCTACCCAAACTTGAGTGGTGTAGTTATCGCAAATCTCGCAAATTGCTAATCTTTGTTCTTGTATTTTCATCTTGTTCATTTTTATAACCTTTCTTTCTATACTCTAAACCTATCACATACCCCCGACATTTTTGACCATTTTTAGGGTATTTTGGGCAATTCTTTTATAACAAAATTGTTATAATTCTATCGGCGTGTCGGCTTGACAAATGTCCCTGCCACCCGATAGGATAGGGAGGGGAGGCGGGGGAGGGAGGCTGGGCGACCTGTGGATAACTCTGTGGATAACTGTTTACCTAATGTTCACTAAGTAAACCCCTGAAATGTGCCAGAAATGTCTTAGGGTCGTGTTAGGCTAATGGTGTAAAGAAAGGAGTTCAGATGAACTTAGTAGAAATCAGAAAGGGTGGAATCGGAAACGGTTTCACTGTAATCAACCCGCAGGACGGCTACCGCAAGGACAACACCGTCTGGTTCGGAACTTGCTCTAACTGTAATGAAATGGTTAGCTCTAGCAGGTTTAGCTCAGAGTCTGGTTGGACTCACTCAGTAGTTGTTAGACTTATCGGAACTACTGGTAAAGAAATAAAGTCAGTAGACTACTGCCCAAAGGGTTAGTAGTTTACGCCTAACGGCGTGTCGGCTTGACAAACCCGACAAAAAATTTCCCACCCCCAGCCCTCCCCTCCCCACCCCCACCCCGTTACACCCTATATTCCCTTTATGAAGATCTATTAAAAACCCCCGAATTTATTTCCCAGAAATTACCCTGGGCCTTTTTTCTTGGAGATGTCAAGTTAAGACACGACAAAGAATCCCCCTAAATTTTGTGATAATCTACAATAGGAAAATACGGCGTTTCTGTTGTAAATGTCGGTGGTTTGTGATAGGGTTTTAGTAAGCCAAAAGAAAGGAAATAGCAAATGGACAAGATGTGTGTTTACTGCGAGAGTGTTTTCACTAGCGACACGATTGTTTGCCACAACTGTAATGAGTATGACGGAATGATGCCGTTAGAGCAAGCGATTGACTACCTAAACCTTGACCCTAACGACTATCTATAAATGTCGGTGGGGTATGCTAAGTTGGATTCTATGAAAGGAAAAAAATGAACAAAAATGAATTGCTAGAAGCTATTGAGGAAATGGAAACAGCAGAGCTAATAGAGCTTGTTGGTATCAAGACAGGATTTGATAGACTTGGGTCTTATGCTTATGCTTTATCTTTATTCTGGCACTTGTCAGACAACAAGCTAAAGAGTAAGATTGTAAAGATGATAGATGAGGAGAGCAACTAATGACTGAGGAAATGTTTGATGATTGGCTAGATGAAGTTTACCTGCCTTATCACATTGAGGCGATAACCTTGCGTCCCTCGCAAATACTAAAAAATTGTGACCCTATCGCTTACAGAATTGCGTTATCAGAATGGGAAGATAGAGAAGAAGAATGGAAAGACTACCTTGACAACAAGTGAATTGGAAATGTTGATTTACCAAATTGACCTAATGCTAACCGAAGATGTTGGCGAATTGTTTACAACACCAGAGGAGAAATAAATGGGACACATCTTTTCTTATGGAATGGATGACGAAGTTATGCGTTGCGAAGATTGTGGCGTGAACATTTTATCAGACAGGGCTAAAATACTTTGCCCTTATGCGGAGGAGAAATAAATGGAATGGATAATTGGAATTGCGATTGTTGCGTTTTTGATTGTTGTGTTTGTTGTTATTCAACTAATAGGAATTTTATTTTTGTTAGATGAAAACAGAAGAATTAGCGAAGAGCTAGAAAAAAACTCACCGCCGTTTTGATTTGACAAACGCCCCGAAAGGGGCCCTGGGGCTTTTTCTTGATCTTGTCAAGTCTAATTAAGAGGTGGGTTAAGATCCCCCCAAAATTTCCTGGCGTGTCGGTATCACAAATGTCGGTGGCTAATGATAATCTTGTTTTTATCAAACAGAAAAGGAAACCAATGGACTACTACGCAATTTATTCAGACCTAGCAAAAAAGGCTACCTTTGGTCAGGTAGAGCAAGCAAGCAAGTGGTATGTGGACGCCGAGAAGGTTGCCCATGAGGTAGCTAGAAACTTAGACACTTATCTTGAAGTTGGTGCAAGTGTTGTATCTGCATTCTCACCTAGAGAGCGTTGGACTACCAATGTTGCTAAGGCTATTGCATTCTCACTTGGCAATGATGTTGCAGGATTCAAGAACAACATGGTCATGGCTAACAATTCTTTGACACTTGGCTTTGGTGCATTGAAAGGTCTCAAGACTAATTCATTCGCTAAAGCTATTGCAGGTGATGAGCAGGCTGTTGTGATTGATGTTTGGATGTTGAGAGCTGTTGGAATTGAAAAGAAAACACCTAACCAGTCACAATACAATGAGCTAGCAAGTGCAGTAAAAAAAGTTGCATTTGATTTTGGCATGACACCTAGAGCAATGCAGGCTTTGATTTGGATAATGATTAGAGGTAGCGGTGAGTAGCGAACACGTTATGCTTATAGCGCTTGTTTGGATTCT